TATGCAGAGAAACCAGATCAACATAAGTGTGGTCATGTAATTGAACTAGATGATGGTAATTACGCAATACAACCCAACAATAGACTAAGGATCTTTGATCCATCAATGGCAGCAGATCCTTCAAAACCCCTTATAAATAGACTAGTAAATAGTAACATATGGTCAGTAGAAACTACATCTAAATGGATTACAGATGAGCATGAAGAAGGTAGTTATGATTATAAATATACGGAGTTAAAAGATGGCAGTAAATAAAGCAGGAAACTATACTAAACCTGGAATGAGAAAAAGAATTTTTAATAGAATAAAAAATGCTGCTTCTCATGGTACAGGTGCAGGTAAATGGTCAGCTAGAAAAGCACAAGCATTAGCTAAAGCTTATAAAAAAGCAGGTGGTGGTTATACATCATGATAAATTTTATTAAAAAAATTTTAGGTATAGATAATCTAGAATATAAAATTAGATTGCTTGAAAGAAAAAATTATTGGAGAGAAAAATATGGCACTCGCAAAAAGTCAGCGTAGTTTAAAAGCATGGGGAA